AAGTTATCCATTTGTTCATCGTTCAGAATCCAATCATAATACGGATCTTCTATATTATTGATCATCATCATTATCCAATGATTATCAACAGTACCGTACTCACCATGAGATGCAACCTCTGGTCTCTCAGATGTATTCAATATTCGTTTATGATAATTGGTTATGAAATTACCCAAATTCTTTCTAAGTGCAACCCGTCTAAATACATCCGTCACAGTAGTGGTATTCTTGGTACTATCCATATTATATTCCATTGTTGGAAAATTATTGAAATACATTTACATATCCCCCGACTCGATGTTTCTTTCCTTCTCCACTACTTGACCACCAGTTCTCTTGGATAAAGTATGCTTAGTAACAAGATCTATTTCTCTGAATGATAGTTCAAGTTCAACTGAAGTTGGTTCACCACCTCTAAACGATTGATAAGCACCATCTGATGTATAATTGACTCCTACTTTATCCAAAACACATCGTCCAATCTGTGTTAAATGAGTATTAGTTTTCATAATACCATTCTCATCTCTATGCAAAAAATGAATTTCCCATTGACTTGGATATGTAAAATGGATTCGACTTGTACTCCACCCTGGACTTGCCAAATATTTAAATGTGTCTACTATATTCTTGGTGTCCTCAGATTCCTTGGAGGAGGTAGGCATAAGTGTATGTTTAAAGGAAAACTGTCTGAAATTAATACCCTTGAAATACAGTTCTTGATGTGTATTTTTTGCTATACCCCTATCCCTAAACGTACCTGCTCGACCAGTTATATTAGCTACCATATTCCTTATATGGTTTTTTGCCTCATCATAAACCTCTTTTGTTCCTGCCGCAAAACTTTCATTTAACATGGTGTTTAGTAATGCACGCATTCTCATCTGATTGGATTCTTCAACGTTCCACTCAAGTGCAACCTCATCCATTAACCCTTCTGGTAATGGAAATACCAAATTAGCCACCTTATCATGCCTAGAACTACCCTTCATATCTTTACTACCATACGCGTAATAGACCACACAATGTTGTAACTCAGACCCGATATCCGTATCTCTGACTCCAGGACAATACAATATATTACCATCCTTCACACCTACATAGTTACCGAATCCTTGTCTTGCTTCACTATTCCAATATCCAGTTTTTTCTTCTTTAGGGTTTCCTCTTTTTTTAGAATTATTTGGGAAGTTTGCCCATGCCCCCTTAGTATATTTATCTCCCGTGTCTTCTACTCCTGTATGTCTGGGTTGATTTGCACTGGGGTTATTTTTTACTGTAGGCCATTGCTGTGAATAAACCAAATTACTTAAATTTAATATTGTACCTATCATACATCATCCCTCCTTATTACTATTTATAAATAATTGTATGGCATACAAAGGGAAGTATATACCTACAAATCCACATAAGTATATAGGCAACCAACGAAACGTGATATATCGTTCATTGTGGGAACGTAGGTTCATGGTATACTGTGATACCACTGATAAAGTTATTAAATGGGCAAGTGAAGAAGTCACTGTAAAGTACATCTCACCTCTGGACAGGAAATGGCACAAATACTACCCCGATTTCTATGTGGAATTATCTAATCAGAAAGGAATAACCAAAGAATATCTAATAGAGATCAAACCAAAAAAACAACTCAAGAAACCCAAACAACCATCAAGAAAATCCAAATCCTTTTTGTGGGAATCGAGGGAGTATGTAAAAAATATGTCCAAGTGGGAAGCTGCAAAACGGTTCTGTGATCACAAAGGTTGGGAATTCAAGGTACTGACGGAAGATCATTTACTCTTATAAATATAGATATGAGAACAACAATACTCAATGACATCTATGAACGAGCAAGAACACTTGATCGTGATGTCCCCAGACAATGGTTTATACAACAAGCATCCAATTTGACCAAAACCCCAAGAGAGATAATACGGGAAAACCCTCAGAATCTACAAACATCAGTTGATATAGGTAGATTGTATCTATATCTCTACGACCCAAAAAACAAACGAAAACTACCATACTACGATGTTGCACCCCTATCCCTGATATTAGAAAAGGGAACAGAAGGATTTATCGGAGTCAACTTTCACTACCTACCCCCACAACTCAGACTTGCATTATTAGGTAGTGATCCACGAACAATTCTACGATCAAAGGAAGTGAAACCACTTATGCGAAACTACCTATATAGTAACGTAAAGAGTAGATTTCTGAATATCCTACAAGAAGAATGGGATATGGTTTCTGCACTTCCAGTCGAGAGATTCCAAAAACAGAGTAAATCGTATGTATGGAATGAGACACTAGGAGAGATATAATGGCATTCAGTTCAACGGCATTTATGTCGTATGTAAACAATAACAATGGTTTGGCCCAAGGATTTAGATTCGTAGTAAAGATCCCACCATTGGCCGATGATAAACTATTACAATTTATGTGTCAAGAAGCAGTAATACCTGGTAAAGAAATTGAAACGATGGAAAAATCATATGGTTATGGAACAACCCGTCAACTACCAAAATCAGCAAAATATGAAAATGTAAACTTAAAAATGAGATGTACTAATGGCAAAGAAATTGGAGGTGGATATCCAGAATGGAATTATTTTTATGCTTGGATGGAAGATGTTATAGAAACAGGATCCAATACAGTTGGTTGGAAGAATGGTACTGATGGTAGTAATGGTTATGCCCAACCTGTTTACATATACACATACAGTATATCTGGAGAATTGGTTCATCTAGTAGAATTACCAAAAGCATATCCAATAAAGGTAGGAGATATACCACTATCAACAGAACAAAAGGAAGTAGAATTTGAAGTAACACTTGCCTGTGATTATGTACTACATAATCCTCCAATGATCGGTAAATCAGCAAATCCGATACTATCTGAATCCAACTTTAAAGAACTTTATAAAGGTGAGTCCTTATATGATCCATCTCGTAGAGAACAATTTAATTAGCAATTAAGGAGAAATGAATAAATTATGCCTTTGCCCAAGTTAGATGTACCGACTTATGAAATGGAACTTACATCAGGAGACACAATAACATATAGACCATTTTTGGTCAAAGAAGAAAAAATACTATTCATGGCATTAGAGGGTGAATCCAACATCGAAATGGGAAGAGCCATGAAACAAGTAATAACCAATTGTGTAACAGACGATCTCAATATCGATGAACTCCCGTTATATGAACTCGAAAATATATTACTCAAAATACGTTCAAAATCAGTAGGTGAGGTAACTGAAGTTGCGTACCTATGTCAACAAGAACATGAAGATGAGATATGTGGTAATCAGATAGATCTCAAAATAAATCTAAACGATGTCGAACTGGAAATAATTGATGATCATACCAACGAAATCCTCCTAACGGAGAACATTGGTATACTGATGAAATATCCAAAACTCGATTTGATGAACAGAAATATCGACATGACCGATACAAATGAAACGTTTCGGATAATCGAAAGTTGTGTGGAATGTGTATTCGATGATGAAAATACATACACGATGGACGACTACTCTGAAGATGAACGAACCGAATTCTTTGAAAGTTTAACCCAAGCACAATTCACACAAATCCGTGAATTTTTTGAAACCATACCCAAACTGAGATTCAGGGATATATATGAATGCAGTAAATGTGGACATGAAGGTGAGCTGTTACTGGAGGGTATAGACAATTTTTTCGTATAATCCTGAGTCATGATGATCTCAGGAATAGATACCTAAGTAATTTTGCAATGATGCAACATCACGGATATAGTTTAACCGAACTCGAAAATATGATGCCATGGGAACGTGAAGTCTACATACAATTACTTTCCGATTGGATAGAGGAAGAAAATAAACGTATTCAACAGGAAAATACAAGAATAAAACAAGCAAATAGGTAAAAAGAAAATGGCAGAAGATAAAACATACAGTGAATTATCTAAGTTAGTAGAAAAGATAAAGGAAACCACTGAAGGTATAGAAAAAGAAGCAGAACAGATGACTGATGCATTCAGTAGTATATCTACAGTCGGTGAAGTGAGTAGTGATGCATTGAATGATGTGACCGCCCGAATGAGGGAATACCAATCCTCGATTATGTCTAATGCCAAAATAATGAAGCTCAGTACTGCACAACAAGATAAATTCCTACAAGAATCATCAAATGCAACCAAATCACTTAGTGTATTACAGGATCAATTGAATGCAGGTGAAGAAATATCAACAAATTCCTTTGCCGCAATGCAAGATGCAATGCAAATCGTTGCAAGTGGTGTTTCATCATTCACAGGTGAGTTGTCCAAATCTGAACGGGAAATAGAAAAAAGGAAGAAGGAAGAAGGTGCAGCTGGTGCTGGAATGCTTCAACGTAAACTAATAGAATCACAGGAAGAATATTTAGAAAAATTAGAAGCCTCATTTGCAAGTGGTGGAATCATAAGTAAAGGATTTAGTACTCTTGGTAACAAAATAACAAATATAGTTCCTGGAATTGCCCCACTAATTGAAACATTACAGAATTCTCTAGTATTGGCAGCCGTAAAAAATGCAGTACTTCCATACTGGATCCAATACAAAGAATACAGGAAAAGAAAAAAACTAGAACGTAAACAAAAAGCATTTTGGGAAAGTGGTGGAGATCCAGAAAACAGAATGTGGGATCTGAGAGATGGTATACTAGGTGTCATGGGTAAACTTCCTGGTCCAATTGGGGATTTTTCAAAGGCAATAAGAGAGGTTAGGGAAAAGGGTCTTGGTATAACCAACTGGCATAAACTAGGTGAAACCCCATATGCATCTGAACAAGCTATAGCACTTCGGGATTTTGTACAGAACCAACGTAATGCAAAGGATGCAGAGATTCAACGTTCCGAAATGGAATCAAGAGATGCAGATCTACGAATGGGGGAAATAACAAAAAAACTGGCCGAAATAGAGAAAACTGGTAGAGAGGATTACAATTTCCAACGACAGGAATTGAATTCAAATCTTGAAAGTATTAGAGAAGAACAAACATTAAGACAAACGGATCGTGAAAACCTTGAATCAGAAAAACTCAGTACAGAAAATACAAATGCATTGGCCAATGCAGTAAAGGCTGGAATAGAAGAAAAGGTACTTGCATCCAATACTGATATCAATGCATTAATAAGAACACAAAAAGAACAAACAGATTCCCAAGAAGAACTTCTAAGTGGTAGTCCACCATATCTCAAAACCGTTGCAGAACTTGCAATGGAAAGAACAGATCTCGCAAAACAACAACTGGATGCAACAGAAAAATCCCAAGAACCAAGTCCTGCAGAGAAGAAAATAGGTAGTGCATTCGGTGAAATGAAAGGTAAAATGTCGGGAATGATGAGTGGTGCAGTAGGGTTCCTAAAAGGTATCGGAACAGCAGTAAAGGGTATTCCTGGGAGAATAGGTAAAACGATTACAGGTCTAGGGAAAGGAATTGCAACCATGTTCAAAGCACTTGGTTCTATTGATCCAAGAGCACTTGTTATGGGATTAGCTGCAATAACTGGACTTTCCTTGAATATGTTACTACTTGCAGGTGCCGTGAGATTTGTTGCCCCTGCATTGGTGAAAATTTTCGGTGGTTTATCAAATGTTCTTGGTGCATTTGCAGGTGCAGTACAAAAAATAGGTGGAGTTATCATAGGGATTGGGAGAACTGTAATCGATTTCATGACTACCTTTGTGCGTAGTATAGTTGATTTAGCAAATGTTCCCTTTATGGCTTTCGTTAAACTTGGTGCAGGATTTGGAATACTTGCACTGGGACTTACTGCATTTGCAGTACCTGCTGCAGCTGCAATGGCACAACTAAATGCATTGGGTATTGCTGCAATAGGATTAGCAGAATTGGCAAAGGTAATGCCAAATAACATGGGTCAATTCAGTGACGATCTTCTCACTATGGGAACAGCAGTCAATCAAGCTGCAGTCGTATCTGGGGCAGGAACCACAAGATTTGTTGATCTCAATAATACAAACAATGCACTAACAAGAGAACAACAAGCAACACAAGGAAATGTTACTATAGTAAATAGTGCAGTTGATCAATCATCGTTTAGAAACAATGTTGAAGTCACACAGACTCCATATGATGATTTCTTCTCCGTAACAGCTAGATAACATACGGGGATATTAATTAATGACAATAAAAAAGGCCCTTTCGGGCCCATTGGTTTCCTAACTAATCACTTGACTCAGGATTCTAATATTACGTCTAACTCTCCTTTTTATATGAATCAGTTTTATCACCACCTCTCTTTCGATTTTTTTGTAACCATCTCTTGATTCTGATACTTCTTCTTGAGAAAAACCTCTTTTTCCCATCGGCAGTAGATTTCATTAGTTTCTTATAATTCTCATCCCCAATAGTTTTTTTCAATTGCATCAGAAATCGTTTATTCACCGATTTGGTATCTTTCGATTCATGAATATCGTGTAATGCCCTTGAGTAAACATCTCTTACCCTAAGAAGTACATTATCTTCCAGTTGCAAGACAAATGTGGTATGAAACCACATATTCTGATAATAAGGCAAAACAGTCTCCCAATGAAACCTACGTTCTGAACCATCATATTGTTTATGTTCTTGTCGTCTATGTTCTTGACGTTTTGCATCTGCAATAGACATCCCACCTGCAAATATCATACCAGTTAGAATGGCAAACATAATCCCAGTAAACAAACTTCTAGTTTTCATTCAATTCTCCTTGAAACAAAATTTACCTCTACTATATTAGACAAACGAAACCCCATTTTGTTCGTTTTTTTGGATTTTAATAAGGTAGGAATGAAAGGGGGAGTGATATGTGGTGAACGGTGACTCCCCCTATCACTACTATTTATGAACCACTCGCGAGTTTCTCAAAGTAGTCCATCGTGCCCTCTGTACCAGAGGTTACATCATCGGATTTAGTAACGACAGGATCAGCAGATTTAGGTGCAGTAAACTCATCCACATTAAACTGTACAGCTGTATCCTCCACCAAACCAAGAGTTTTCTCCATCTTGGTTTTCAGTTCATCATATGATTTAAACTGATCCTCTGCAATCAACTCAGTTAAACTATGTACTTGATTGTAGAGTTCCTCAAGTTTATCATCATCGAACTCACCCAATGTAGCTGGTGAATCAAATTCTGACTTATCATAATTAACAAACCCATCTAACATCCGAATCTTGAGTTTGAAATCAGCACCACTCCACAAACAAAACGGATTCATTGAATCCTCATCCTCAAATTCAGGATTCATTGCTTCATTCAGTTTATCAAAAATCTTCTTTCCATAACGATATAGGAAAACTTTTCCTTCGTTCTCTGGGTGTGCAGGATCTTTGATCACATAAATGTTGGAAATGTGACTCAAACGCCGTTTCTGTTTACGGGCTTGATCTTTACCATCTTCGGTTCCATTGTTCCAAAGTTTGGTATTGTACTCACTAACTGGATCTTGTTTATTCAAAGTAGTTAATGAATTCTCAATGTACCAACCACCTGGTCCCTGAAAACCATGATTCCACAAACGAACCCAAGGCATATCCTCACCTTCACGCTGTGGTAGGAATCTAACAACTGCATAACCGTTACCAGATTTATCACGTTCAGGTTTCCAATACCGATCATCCTCATAACCCTTCTTATCAGGATCTTTCAGTTTGTTGGCTTCTTGTTTAAGTTTACTCATTAGATCATTCTGATTTCGTTTCAAAGTTGCAAACGACATATTTGTATTCTCCTTATTTTTGTATAGCTTTGTATTCTAAGTATTACAGTTTTTTGGAAATGTCAAGCATTTCCTTCTTGTATTCGTCATAATTGATGTTCAAAAATACTAAGTATTTCTCACATAACAACTTCAATTTCTCCCAACGTGGATCATATAACTCCTTATCATATTTATCAAATAGATTGTACAACTGATTGAGTATGATAAACGTTTCCAACGTGACTATTTTCCTATTCACATATTCCAATAGAAGTGGATTCTTACCACCCTTACCAAAAAAGAAATTAGTCTCTTTGGAATCATTCACCAAAGTCTCAATATCCTCACGAAATACATATCTCATAGACTGTATTCGTTTTTTCCAATTCTCATAGATCTTATGTGAATCCAAATTCCACAATCCACCATAGTGATCCCCATTTACAAAATTTGCAACTGTAACATTGGTCATCTCATCAGGGGTATACATCCTACCCCATTCATCCAACAACGAACCAATGTTACGTTTATCCTTATCCAATCTTTTCCGATACGTCTTGGGAGTTATCCGTTCCCGCATACCTCTCAAATCACGAACCGTCATAAGATTTTTCTTATTGAACCAAACATACAGAGGATTCCAAACCTTGTATGCCTCGTATCCTTGTCTCGTCATATTGGTAACACACCATCATTAGGTAGAAAGTTCAACGATTTAGCTTCATAGAACAACTTATCTCTAAGTTCATTGGTGATCAATTTAGGAACTATTTCTGTCTCTATCCCATTACGAGTACAGTATTCCAATATACCATCAATGAAAGAGTCTATTCCACATTCTTCCATCAAACTCTCTACTCCTGATTCAAACTGAATCGGTGTTGGTATGTTTTTCAACTCCAAAAATTCTTCTTCAGTTATGTCCATAATTTATCCTGTAAAAAGTAGTCTTACCTATACAGCTGCAATTTCCGTACCAAGTTTAGTGATTTTGCAACATTTGGAATATAGTTTGTGACAAAGACTGTGCCTGTGCCATCATTGCCAATGCTGTTTGTTGTTTGATCTGATTGATCGACATATTAGTAATTTCTTTTGCCTCATCCAATGCAGTCAAACTATTTTTATTATTTTC